CTATCAGCTACGGTCAGTAGAAATATCAGGAAATTTTACTTGGTATGGTTACGCTGTAAAACTTTTAAGAAAAGTAGATAATGTAGATCTTTATCAGCATGCTAAAGCTTTTCACACTTCTATAAAAAGTGGACAAGCTAAAACAGCAGAGAAAGAAAATACAAACTTCTAAAATTCACCTAGGGTGAATCTAGGGGCGGTAGCGGGAGACTCAAGCCGCCCCGCTTAAGGGATGTATGATAGATGAATTTATAAAATTATTTTCTGGACTCAAAGAAAATTTTGGTCAAATAAAGTTACAAGCCAAAGTAGAGTTTGACAAAGAAAGAAATAAGATTAAACCAGAGTATATCTGGTCTAAACAACCTGTCCAATCTACCCACTACCAACAACATCTCGAAGGAAAAATATCAATAGGCATTCAACCTTGTACCAAAGATGGTCAAGCATTCTTCGGATGTATAGATGTTGATCCTGAAAACTACAAAGACTTTAATATAGTCCTTCTTCTCTCTTATATAGAAAAATATAAACTTCCACTGATTCCATGCCGATCAAAAAGTGGGGGCTTACATATTTATTTATTTTTGACTGAAGCCATTAGCGCTCAAACTATGCGTGATGCCCTAGCCTCTATCCTTCTACCTCTCGAATTAAAAAGAACTACAGAAATTTATCCTAAACAAATTGAATTAGAACCAGATGAACATGGAAATATGTCAGGAAATTTTATTAATCTTCCTTATTTTAATCATACCAACACCAAACGTTATGCTTTAGATAAAAATAATGTTGCTTTATCCCTAGAACAGTTTGTTAAAATAGCTGTAGCTTCCCGTGTCTCTCCCGATGAACTTGATCAACTCATTACACGAGTGGACACAGAAATTTTAATGGGAGGGGATCCAGAATTTGAAGATGGTCCCCCTTGTTTACAAAGACTTTCTAAAACTAAAATTGGAGATGGCAGAGATCGATTTATGTTTAACTATATGGTTTTTGCCAAAAAAAAATATAAAGAAAATTGGCCCGACAAAGTAAATGAAGCCAATAAATATTTTTCAGTTCCATGGCCTCTTAAAAAAATTAATGACAAAATAAAATATTGGACTAAAGAAACAGCCAACCATACTTGTAATGATGAAGTTATTTCAAAAGTATGTATGAAACATATTTGTGTTAAAAGAGCCTTTGGAATTAAATCAGATACTACTTCAGCTTTTCCTCTTTTCTCTGGACTTCAAGTTATTTTGAGTACTACTCCTAAACTTCGTTTTACAGTAGAAAAACCAGACGGCAAACCTATTCAATGTGAAGCATCCAACCCTGAAATCTTTACCACTCAAAAGAAACTTTTAGATTTAGTTTGGTTACAAGCAGGCTTTTATCCTGATCCTCTTTCTCCTAAACAATACAGAGCCTTTTTAAATCTAGTTATGAAAACTGTCACTCGTGTCTATCCTGCTACAGGAACAGATATTAAAGATCAACTTTATCAACATCTTTACACATATTGTATTAATTCTGCTCAAGCTAAACAACGAAGTGATATCAGAGGAGGACTGTGTTGGACTGAAGAAGGGTATCATCATTTTCTTTTTTCTTCTTTTTTTGAAACGCTTCCTCTTAAATGGAAATTAGATTCTAGAGATACAGGAATTATTATGAAACAAGAATTAGGAGTCGAAGATGATGTTTCCTATAATATAGACAATAAAACACAAAAAGTTTGGCGTCTTAAACAAATGAAAGTTGACCAGATTGAATTTAAAAAACCAAAGAGAAAGGAATCCAACTACTAATGAACTATAAAGTTATAGGACCACCCGGTACAGGAAAAACAAAAACGTTATTAGAAAAAGTAATTGAATATAAAAATGCAGGGACGCCTCTGGAACGTATTGGTTATTTTGCTTTTACAAGAAAAGCCGCATACGAAGCAAGAGACAGGTTTCTAGAAGCTTTTCCTCAACTACAGAAAAAAGATATTAAATATTTTCAAACCCTACACTCGTTAGCTTTTAATTATCTTGGCTTAAAAGAAGAAAACGTTATGCAAGAAGAACATTATAAAACAATAGGAGAAGAGTGTGGACTTCGAATTAAATATGCTACCTATGAAAAAAATGAACACAACGGAATCTTTACTTCTAACAGTGAATATTTAACTTTAATTAATTTAGCTGCAGTTAAAAGAATTAATGTATTAGATCAACTAGACCAAAATGAACATCTTGGAAAAATTGAAAGAGACAAACTTCAAATTGTTGAGAAACATATTGAGGATTACAAACAATCCTATGGTTTAATCGACTACAATGATATGATTAAAAAATTTACGGCCCAACAACAATCTCCCTCGTTTGAAGTTATTTTTGTTGATGAAGCACAAGATCTTTCACTTCTTCAATGGGACATGATAAAACTTCTTCAACAAAACAGTAAAGATGTTTATCTAGCAGGAGATGATGACCAAGCTATTTTTGGATGGGCTGGTGCTGATGTTCAATCATTCATTAATTTTGATGCCGTAGAAATGCCTCTAGAACAATCTAAAAGAGTACCCCGAATAATTCAAGAACGAGCTTTAGATCGGTTAGATAATATTAAAACCAGAATATTTAAAACTTATTATCCCACTTCAGAAGAAGGAACAATTCAATCTTTCTTTTCTATTGACGCTATTAATATGCTGAAAGGAGATTGGTACATCCTAGCTCGAACCAATGATCTTCTCACTCCTATTATCCGAAGTCTTAAAAAACGAGGACTTTATTTTGAAACTAAACAAGGACGTAGTATTAGTGAATCTTTATATAAAGATATTCTTAATTGGGAGCAATGGAAAAAAGGAAGTAAGCTTAATACCATAGAAGTTCAAAGACTTTTAGAACGTTTTGATAAAAAATTTAAAGAAACAGAGGATAAATTATTTGAGATCTCTGATTTAAAGAAAAAATATAAATTAAATTCACAATTACAGTGGTACGACGCTTTTACAACTGTGGCACCACATACCAAAACCTATATTCGAGCCATGAGAAGTAATGGCGAAGACCTTCGTCTCAAACCAAGAATTAAAATTCTTACTCTTCATGGTTCAAAAGGAGGAGAAGCTACCAATGTAGTTATTCTTCAAGATCAAACACGCAACACTATAAAAGGAGCACGTAAATCGATCATGAAACGAGATGAAGAACAAAGAGTCTGGTATGTCGGTCTTACCCGATGCAGCAAAAATTTATTTTTAATAAGATGTAGAGATCGAAGTAAGGAGTTCAAAATATGAAGGTATATAAAAAACAGATTGGAGGATCCCACTATAAAGATATGAAAATCCAACCTGCTCAATTCATAAACGAAAATCATTTGCCTTTTGCAGAAGGGAATGCTATTAAATATATCTGTCGACATCAACATAAAGGAGAAGTTCAAGATCTAGAAAAAGCAAAACATTATATAGATATGATTATTGAAAGAGATTATGGCAATCAGACTAGACTTTTACCTCATGGTTTTACTTTAACCCCCTCTAAAAATCCTGACATGACTCCGATGACCGAAGAAGAAGAATATCGTAATGCAGGAATTACAAAAGAAGAGGCGCAAAAGAAATGATGCAGTTCCCATTATTCCAAGCTCAAACAGAATGGGTTAAGCCAGAAAAATTTCCTGACCTAACCAACCGCCAAGAAGTCGCTATTGATTTAGAAACTTCTGATCCCGATTTAAAAACAAGAGGATCCGGGTCCGTTGTTGGAAATGGAAAAGTCGTAGGCATCTCTGTTGCAAGCGAAGACTATAAAGGTTACTTTCCTTTTGATCATGAAGGAGGTGGCAACCTTCAAAAAAAGAAGGTAATTCAATGGTTTACCGACCTTTGTAAATCTTCTTCTCTTAAAATTTTTCATAACTCTATGTATGATGTGTGTTGGATTCGTGCCATGGGAATAGAAATTAAAGGAGATATTGTTGACACCATGACTGCTGCCTCTTTAATTAATGAAAATAGAATGCGCTATGATTTAAATAGTTTAGGTCGTGAATATATTGGTTATGGAAAAAATGAAGCCGCTCTTATTGCCGGAGCTAAAGAATGGGGGATCGATCCTAAAGCTGAAATGTGGAAATTACCTGCGATGTATGTTGGAGAGTATGCTGAACGAGATGCTGAAGTCACGTATCAATTGTGGAAAAAATTAAAACAAGAATTAAGCAACCAGGATCTAGAGTCTATTTTTGAACTTGAATCAGATTTATTTCCCTGTTTAGTCGATATGAAATTTAAAGGCGTCCG